TAATGTGAAGAAAAAGTTTAATAATTATATATAATTAGCAAAAATTTTTGGGTTTTTGTCCAAGAAGGTAGTTCCAGCTCAAGAAGCGACTTTAAATTTAGTTTCAGCTATGGTATAATTTAAGAGCCACACAATCATATATTGCTAAACGTTTAAGGGAATGACTTTGGTAAAAAGTGTATTCTCTCTTTACTTGTACCCTTAGACGGAAAGCAAGATTGTGTGGCAACAATGGGAGATGCCTTTTTCGGTGCGTCTCTCAGATGGGGCGCACTTTTTATTTTGCGTTTCCATATTGATGTTCTGGATATATGGAGGAGCAAGTGTTATGGATAATAAAAATAACAAACAAGTCGGCGGTAAGAAAAAAATAGAAGCTGGAGGAGCAATAGGTGCTGTTGGCGGAATAATATTCAGTAATCTAATTCAGCCTTACATTAAAGAATTTGTAAATGCTATAGTTAATAAACTTGACTATCAAATAAAGAATAGTAAAGATGGTAAAATAACAATTCCGGATATGTGTCAGCCAGATTTTCCTTTGGATGTAGAGACTGTTGTATCGTTATTAGAAGATAAAAAATTTATAACGGCAACAGTTCCTTTACAATTAAAGGATGCAAATTCAAAATATAAAGATTGCATTAATAATCAAGTTGTAGGAACAAGTCCTAAACAAGGAAAAAGAGTTGAACTTGAAAGTATCATAAAAGTTAGATACATAACTCAAGAAGTGATCGATGCTAGTATAAAAATTTTTGAAGATGAAGAAAAAGCCAAAGCTGAACTTAAAGAACATAAAGCAATAGAGAAACAGGAACGTAAAGACCACAGAAAAGAAAAAGTTTCAGAAGTAACTGATAAGGCAAGAAACACAATCAGTCACATATTTAAGAAAGGAGATTGCAACAAGGTATCTGAGAAATAACAGCTAAATATATTTTTGAAGACAGAGATGCTTAATTGTGTCTCTGTTTTTTTATGCTCTTTTTTGCGCGCGAAAAATACATTCCCTTTTATGAGGAGAGAGGTAAAATATGCATTTTTAACAGCATTAACTTTCTCTTTTGATATTTGTGAAAGGAGCTTACAAAATGTTAGAAAACAAATTCCAGGCTAATTTAATTAAAGAGCTTAAGAAACTTTTTCCTGGATGCATCGTTATGAAGAATGATGCGAGTTATATTCAAGGTATTCCAGACCTGCTAATTCTTTATAATGATAAGTGGGCTTCTTTGGAATGTAAAAAAAGCGCGTCGGCTAATAAACAGCCTAATCAAGAATATTATGTGGACCAAATGAACAGGATGTCTTTTTCTCGTTTTATTTGTCCAGAGAACAAGGAGGAAGTATTATATGAACTTCAACAATCATTCCAATCTTGAGGGACAGCACGCTTTTTTAGGAGCTAGTAAATATCATTGGATTAATTACAGCGAAGATAAAGTTGCCGATGCTTATTCAAAATTTCTTGCTACTCAGAAAGGTACCGTGTTACATGCATTTGCTGCACAGTGTATTTCTTTGGGACAGAAATTACCAAAATCACAAAAAACTTTGAATATGTATGTTAATGATGCCATTGGTTACAAGATGACACCGGAGCAGACATTATTTTATTCTGAAAACTGTTTTGGAACAGCAGACTCAATTTCATACAGGTCTGGATTACTTAGAATTCATGATTTGAAGACAGGCATAATTCCAGCACACATGGAGCAGCTTATGATTTATGCCGCTCTTTTTTGTTTGGAATATAAAGTAAAACCTGCTGATATTGATATGGAATTAAGAATCTATCAGAACAATGAAGTTCTGTATCATAATCCAACAGCAGAAGATATAGTTCCAATTATGGATAAAATCATTACCTTCGATAAGGTTATAAGAAAAATAAAAGAACAGGAGGGTTAATCAATGAATCGAATAGCTAAAGTATTATCTCAAATTTCTGATGATATGCTTATGCATTACGGTGTTGCCAGAAGGTCTGGTCGATATCCATGGGGTTCTGGAGATAACCCTTATCAGCATAGTGGAGACTTTCTGAGTCGTGTGCAGTCTTTGAAAAAGTCTGGTATGAGTGAAACAGATATTGCTAAGACTATGGGGCTTACAACAACTCAGCTTAGAACACAAATGAGTCTTGCTAAAGATGAAAGAAGAGCAGTGCAGGTTGCAACAGCCAAAGACCTTAGAGAAAAAGGTTACAGTTTGAATGAAATCGCTGACAAGATGGGATTTGCAAATGACTCATCTGTAAGGTCTTTATTGAATGAAAATTCAGAAGCCAGAATGAACCAGGCGAAAGCCACTGCTGATGTTCTTAGAAAACTTATTGATGAAAAAGGTATGATTGATGTCGGTACCGGAGTTGAAAGAGAACTTGGAGTATCGAAAGAGAAACTTAACCAGGCTCTTTATATTTTGGAAATGGAAGGTTATCCGATTTATGGAGGTGGAGTTCCACAGGTTACTAATCCAGGAAAACAGACAAACATAAAAGTAATCTGTCCTCCTGGAACAGAACATAAGGATATTTATAATTATGAGGATGTGCATTCTGTAAAAGACTATATTTCTTATGATGGTGGTGAATCTTTTAGAAAAGGCTTTGAATACCCTTCTAGTATGGATTCTAATCGACTTGCTATCAGATACAAAGAAGATGGCGGTATTAACAAAGATGGTGTTATAGAACTTCGTAGAGGAGTCCAGGATCTATCATTAGGCGATTCGCATTACGCACAGGTTCGAATAATGGTAGATGGAAAGAAATATCTAAAGGGAATGGCTGTCTATTCTGATGATATGCCAGATGGAGTTGATGTTATTTTCAATACCAATAAATCAAAATCAGTTCCTAAAATGGAAGTTCTTAAGGATATTAAGAATGACCCGGATAATCCTTTTGGTTCTTTGATAAAGGAACATGGTGGTCAAAGTTATTACGATGACCCAAAAGGAAAGTATACAGACCCCGTAACTGGAAAGAAACAGAGTTTGTCTTTAATCAATAAGAGAGCCGAAGAAGGAGATTGGGGCGAATGGAGTAAAACACTTCCATCTCAGTTCTTATCAAAACAGAGTCTATCTCTTATTAAAAAACAGTTGGGTCTAGCAACGGCAGATAAGCAATCTGAATTTGATGAGATTTGTTCATTAACCAATCCTACAGTAAAGAAAACTTTATTGAAATCTTTTGCTGATGATTGTGATTCAGCTGCTGTACATTTGCAGGCTGCGGCATTACCAAGACAGAAATATCAGGTAATACTTCCATTGACAACCATTAAAGATAATGAGGTTTATGCACCAAACTATAAAGATGGTGAAACAGTTGCCTTAATTCGTTATCCTCATGGAGGAACTTTCGAGATACCAATTTTGAAAGTAAATAATAAGTTAGCTGAAGGAAAGAGTGTTCTTGGTAATACTCCGGCTGATGCCATTGGTATTAATAAAAAGAATGCCGATAGATTGTCCGGAGCTGACTTTGATGGTGATACCGTAATGGTAATACCTTGTAATTCTTCAAAGAGCAAAGTAAAAATTACTTCTACACATTCTTTAAAAGGATTAGAGGATTTTGATACAAAGGATGCATATGGTCCAGATTCTAGTAAACCTGTAAAAGTAGATTCTAAAGGAAAAGAATACTACACCAGAAATGGTAGAACATACCAAAGGATGACAAATACTCAGACTGAAATGGGTAAGATTTCTAACCTTATTACAGATATGACTTTGAAGGGTGCTACTGAACCAGAATTAGCAAAAGCTGTTCGTCATAGTATGGTTGTTATTGACGCTCAAAAGCACAAGCTTGACTATAAGCAGAGTGAAATTGATAACGACATTGCAACTTTGAAGAAGAAATACCAAGGCACAACAGATTCAAATGGTCACTATCATGAAGGCGCGTCTACTCTTATCTCAAGAGCAAAATCTGAAACTTCTGTATTAAAGAGAAAAGGAAGCCCTACTATCAATGAAGATGGTTCTCTAAGTTACAAAGAAGTTAAAGAAACATACACTGACAAAGATGGAAAAATAAAAATTCGTACTCAGAAGAGTACAAAGATGGCTGAAGTTAAGGATGCAAGAGAATTATCATCCGGCACCCCACAAGAAGAAGCGTATGCAAAATATGCAAATTCTATGAAGTCTTTAGCAAATCAAGCAAGAAGAGAAATGGTTAATACTGGAAAGATTGCCTATTCTGCTTCTGCAAAAGCAACCTATCAGTCTGAAGTAGACTCCCTTATGGGAAAATTAAATGTTGCTTTAATGAACGCCCCTCGTGAAAGACAAGCCCAGACTATTGCCAATGCAGAGGTTCAATCTAAGAAAAGAGACAACCCAGATATGACAAAGGCTGAAATTAAGAAGGCGAGTCAGCAGGCTCTATCGAAAGCCCGCAATTCTGTAGGAGCTAAGAGAACTTCTATAGATATAACTGATAAGGAATGGGAAGCTATACAGGCTGGTGCTATCAGCGAGAACAAGCTAACACAGATACTAAACAATACTAACATTGATGTTGTCAGACAAAAGGCTACTCCTCGTGCCACAACATCACTCAGTACAGCTAAACAGGGTAGAATTTCAGCTCTATCTGCATCTGGCTACAGTACATCTGAAATAGCAGAAGCTTTAGGGGTATCTACTTCAACTGTATCTAAGTATCTGAATGGAAAGGAGTGAACATAGAGAATGGATGTAACTAAGTGTGCATTGACTACAATTGACAACCCTTATGATCCGTTCGACCAGTTCACCGAATGGATGCTATATGACGAGGAGAAAGGCTATCACTCGACATCGTATCTTGGTCGCATTGCAAGGACATCGGATGAGCTATCGGATGAAGAGAATGACAAAGAGATCGAAAGAGCGATAGACGAAATCATCAAATATGATTTTAGAAACATATACAAGAAAGTGAAGAAAACACTAAAAATCACGCAGACTGTCTAAGGGTATAGGGGGGTGTCTAAAAAACATACCCCCACCCATATCGCGGCGGTCTTTATTTTTCCCCCAGAGGGAAATTTTTGAAAAATGTTCTGACATATCAGCAGGGTTTTAAAGAGTTTATAGGATTATTACTGAGCGGTGGCTGGCTCATCTTTAAAGGTTGTCTCCTTTCATATACAAGAGTGTAGTAATAGTCTCTGTAAACTCTTTAAAACCCTGCTGAAACTTTATATAAAGTGTGCAGAAATTACTTAAAAGGAGGCGGTAACTATGAGGAAAGTTAAGCCAGACTCATCTTCTGATACTGCCAGTCAGCGAATGCGACCAGCAATCACACCAGAAGCAAGACAGAAACAGATGATTTCTCTTGCAACTGATTGTGCTGAGGATTTAATGAGGTCTGGTAAGGCGCCATCGCAGATAATTGTTCATTATTTAAAGCTCGGAACAAAACAGGCAGAGCTTGAAATAAAAAGAGCAGAGAAAGATTTAGCTTTAATAGATGCTAAAACAAAAAGTATTCAATCTTCAGAGCAGGCAGAGGAATTGTACAAAAATGCTCTTGACGCTTTCAGAGGATATAGTGGACAAGATATACAAACGGAGAGCGATGAATATGAGTGGGACGATTAAAACATATACAGAGCTTACACGTTTACCGACATTTCAAGAAAGATTTGAATATTTGAAATTAGATGGTTCTGTTGGAATAGAGACATTTGGATTTGACAGATATTTGAATCAAATTTTTTATAACTCAAAAGAGTGGAAAAGGCTTAGAAATGAAATCATTGTCAGAGATAAAGGCTGCGATTTGGCATGTGATGGATATGAAATTCAAGGAAATATTATTATCCATCATATGAACCCAATTACACCAGAAGACATTATTAATAGAAATGATGATCTTCTTAATCCTGAGTATCTGATATCAACGGTATTGAATACTCACAATGCTATACATTATGGTGATTCGAGCTTATTGCCACATGTGCCTGTAGAGAGAAGAAAAAATGATATGTGTCCATGGAGACATTAGAAGGAGGTTACTTATGAGTGAGGAAAGAAAAGAAAATCAGTCAGTGCAGACAGTATCTGTTACCAAGTCATCAGTAGATGCAGCAGATACCAATACAAAGAATGAGGATGTTAAAATTCTTGGTATTGTTGAAAGTTGTGGTCATCTGAGAATACGAAAAGAACCAAACAAAGAATCGGATGTTGTAGCGACAATTCCTGTTGGTACAATGGTAGAACTTGTAAATGATGAAGTTATTGATGGCTTCTATGCTGTTCATACAGAAGTAGGAGATGGCTATTGTATGGCTGAGTTCATTCAGGTTACTCGACCTGAAAAGGAGTGATTATATGGCAGCAGAGAGAATGAATGACAGTATATTAACATCTGTGAAAAAAATGTTAGGTTTGTCAGAAGAGTATGACGCATTTGATTTAGACATTATTACACATATTAATTCTGTATTCACAATTTTGACGCAGATTGGGGTAGGTCCTGGCAATGGATTTATGATTGAAGATAAAACTCCTGTATGGACAGATTTTATACAGGATAGTGGAATTTATCAGCTTGTAAAATCCTATATGGTATTAAAAGTTCGATTGCTATTCGATCCACCGATGAGCTCTGCTGTATTAGAATGTTACAAAACCCAAGTAAACGAATACGAGTGGAGATTAAAAACAATGGCTGAAAACCAGGAGGTGAACAATCAAAATGAATAATGAAATTAAACACCATGGTATTAAGGGGATGAGATGGGGAGTGCGTCGCTATCAGAGCAAAGATGGTTCCTTAACTTCTGCTGGAAGAAAAAGACAGTCTGACGGTAGCGGAGAAAAGAAAGCCACATCATCTAATACAAAGAAAAAGATTGCCGTAGCGGCAGTAAGTACAGCAACAATTGTAGCGGCAGCATATTATGTTCATAAGAATCCTGAAAAAATTGGACAGGCAATGTCAAAGTTTAAAGGAGTGAAGATGAAAGATCTTAGTCAGAAAGCAGCTGATAAGGGCAGGGAATATGTTAAGAATGCTGTGAAAGGTGCTAAGGATGGAGTAGAAGAAGCAACTAAAGAAGCACCTAAGAAAGCTGCAAAAGCAGTTGTTGCTGGCATTATCATGAACCAGACCAAAAAGGCTCTTGATTCGGCGGTAGGAAAGGAAGAAAGTGCAAAAATATTCCAGGCAAATGATAATAAAAAAATCGGAAAATTCTGGAAAGTGTCACCTGACGATAAAGATGACGATGATTAATTAATCGAAAGGAAGACACAACATGGCATTATCAAACACAGCCGTCCCGAAATATTACGGCATGTTTCGTGATGCCGTTGTTCGAGGTGAGATACCAGTAAATAAGGAAATCTCTATGGAGATGAACCGTATTGATGACCTTATTGCAAATCCTGGAGTATATTATGACGATAAAGCAGTTGAAGGATTTATCTTATACTGCGAAAATGAATTAACACTTACCGATGGTTCGGATCTGAATCTTCTTGATTCATTTAAAGTATGGTCTGAACAAATTTTTGGTTGGTATTATTTCGTTGAAAGAAGTGTCTATGAACCGTCAGAAGATGGTCATGGCGGGCATTATGTTAAAAAGCATATCAGAAAGAGGCTTATTAACAAGCAGTACCTCATAGTAGCACGAGGTGCCGCAAAATCTATGTATGGTTCTTGTTTACAGAACTATTTTCTTAATGTCGATATCACGACAACACACCAGATTACAACTGCACCAACAATGAAACAAGCAGAAGAAGTCCTGTCACCTATTCGTACAGCCATTACTCGTTCGAGAGGACCATATTATAAATTCCTTACAGATGGTTCGATAATGAATACCAGCGGTTCAAAAGCCAATAGAGTTAAATTGGCATCGACCAAGAAAGGAATAGAAAATTTTCTTACCGGTTCGTTATTGGAAATTCGTCCGATGAGGATAGATAAGTTACAGGGATTGCAGCTCAAGGTTGCAACTGTTGATGAATGGTTATCTGGAGATATCAGAGAAGACGTAATCGGTGCTATTGAGCAGGGTGCGTCAAAGGTAGACGATTATTTGATTGTTGCTATTAGCTCTGAAGGTACAGTCCGTAACGGAGCTGGCGATACAATCAAAATGGAATTGCAGGACATCCTAAAAGGCGAATATATTAACCCTCATGTTTCTATCTGGTGGTACAAACTTGATTCTGTCGAAGAAGTTTCAAATCCAGATATGTGGTTGAAGGCCAATCCAAACTTAGGAAAGACAGTCAGTTATGAAACATATCAGCTTGATGTTGAAAGAGCAGAGAAAGCCCCAGCAGCAAGAAATGATATACTTGCAAAACGATTTGGTCTGCCGATGGAAGGTTATACGTATTACTTCACATATGAAGAAACTCTGCCACATCGAAAAAGAGATTTTTGGCAGTTGCCATGCTCTTTAGGTGGAGATCTATCACAGGGAGATGATTTCTGTGCATTTACGTTTCTGTTTCCATTATCTAATGGCGCATTTGGTGTAAAGACACGAAATTACATAACGCAGAGAACATTAATGAAATTACAGCCTGCAATGAGATTGAAGTATGAAGAGTTTATTAAAGAAGGCAGTCTTATTGTTATGGAAGGAACTGTTCTGGATATGATGGATGTATATGAAGATTTGGATAACTACATTATTGAAAGTGGTTACGATGTAAGGTGTTTTGGGTACGACCCATATAACGCAAAAGATTTCGTAGAACGTTGGACACAGGAAAATGGTGTATTTGGTGTAGAAAAAGTAATCCAGGGAGCTAAGACAGAATCAGTTCCACTTGGAGAATTAAAGAAATTATCAGAAGATAGGATGCTTCTGTTCGATGAAGAGCTTATGACATTTACGATGGGAAACTGTATTACTTTAGAGGATACTAACGGAAATCGTAAATTGTTGAAAAAACGATATGATCAGAAAATCGATGCAGTAGCAGCTATGATGGATGCCTATGTTGCATATAAGCTCAATCGAGATATGTTTGAATAAGGAGGAAAAATTCAAAATGGAATTAACAGTTGGCTCCAGACTGAAACACGCCTGGAATGCGTTTCTGAATCGAGCCCCCACCGCCAATTATCAGTATGGTATAGGTGGAGGATATGCATATCGACCAGACAGATTTAGACTCACAAGAGGAAATGAGCGTTCTATCGTTACCTCTGTTTACAATCGAATAGCTTTAGATGTAGCCGCCATTAACATTCAGCATGTTCAGTTGGATGATGAAGGGCGGTTTTTAAATGTTATAAAATCTGGACTTAATGATTGCCTATCATTAGAGGCAAATCTTGACCAGACAGGAAGAGCATTCATACAGGATGTAGTTATGTCAATGATGGATGAAGGTGTTGTAGCGATAGTACCTGTTGACACTACAATTGATCCAGATATATCTAACGGATTTGATATAACGTCAATGCGAGTAGGAAAAGTGGTTGATTGGTATCCGCAGCATGTAAAGCTGGAGGTATATAACGAACAGACAGGTATAAAGCAAAATATTACTATGCCAAAGAGAAGCGTAGCAATTATTGAAAACCCGCTTTATGCCGTTATTAATGAACCGAATTCTACAATGCAGAGATTGGTTCGAAAATTGAATCTTTTGGATGCTGTTGATGAACAGAGCAGTTCTGGAAAATTAGATTTAATTATCCAGTTGCCATATGTTATCAAATCTGATGCAAGAAGAAAGCAGGCTGAACTTCGAAGGAAAGATATAGAAGAACAGTTATCCGGCTCAAAGTATGGAATTGCGTATATTGATGGAACGGAACATGTTACACAGTTAAATCGTTCAGTTGAGAATAATCTGATGAAGCAGATTGAATATTTGACGAGTATGCTATATAGCCAGTTAGGTATCACTCAGAGCATATTAGATGGAACAGCAGACGAGAAGACAATGCTTAACTACTACAATAGGACAATAGAACCAATTTTGTCAGCGATTGTTGATGAAATGAAACGTAAGTTCCTTACAAAGACAGCTCGCACAAAGAATAAGTCAATTAAGTTCTTTAGAGACCCATTCAAACTTGTACCGATAAGTGAAATCGCTGAGATAACGGATAAGTTTACGAGAAATGAAGTAGCATCATCTAATGAAATGCGTCAGGTAATTGGATGGAAACCATCTGATGACCCTAAGGCAGACGAATTGAGAAATAGTAACATATCACAATCTGACTCTGGAATCGCAACTCAGACAGATGATGAAAATCAAGATATAGGAGGAGAAATTCAAAATGAAGTATGATTTTGGTGGCTATGCCACACGAAACGATCTTACTTGTAGTGATGGTCGTGTGATCAAAAAAGATGCTTTTAAAGCACAGAATGGACAGACCGTGCCATTAGTATGGAATCATAATCACGATGATGTTAATGATGTACTTGGATTAGCACATCTTGAAAATCGTAAAGATGGCGTATATGCGTATTGTGAATTTAATGACACGGATAATGGCAAGACAGCAAAAGAGCTTGTACAGCATGGCGATGTAAAGTCGCTTTCAATCTTTGCAAATCAGCTGATGCAGAAAGGCTCTGACGTAATTCACGGATTAATCAGAGAGGTTAGTCTTGTACTTGCTGGAGCTAATCCAGGAGCTTTTATTGATGACGTAATTGCTCATGGAGAAGATGGTTCTGGAATTATTGCTTGCTATGATGAGGGTGTAACAGTATTTATGCACTCTGATGACAAACCGGATGACGAAGAGAAAACTAAGGATTCGGAAGATAAGAAAAAAGAAAAGTCAGAAGATGATGAGACCGTTGAAGACGTGTTAGCAACTCTTACTGAAAAGCAGCAGACAGCTGTATATGCCATGATTGGCGCAATGACTGGAGAAGACCCAGAAAACAACAATGACGACTCAGATGATAATGAAGGAGGAAAAGAAGAGATGAAACATAACGTATTTGAGAATGGTGCACAGGCACAGGATAACACACTTTCTCATGCTGACCAGGTGGCTATCCTTGAGACAGCAAAGATGAGAACTGTTGGTACTTTTAAGAATGCATTACAGATGTATGCAGAGGAGAATGCACTTCAGCATGATGCAACTAGCAGTGGTGTTGCAACAGGAGATCTTTCTAAGCTTTTCCCAGAGTATGCAGAGGTAAGACCTGGTGCACCGGAACTTATTACTAATGATCAGGGTTGGATTAGCACTGTTATTTCTAAGGTACATAAGTCACCTATGTCAAGAATCAGAACAACACAGGCTGATATCAGAAATATTGACACTCTTAAAGCTCATGGCTACCAGAAAGGAAAGCAGAAGAAGTTAGCAGGAAACTTCAATCTCGTAAGAAGAACAACAGACCCTCAGACAATTTATGTAAAGAATGCACTCAACAGAGATGATATTGTTGATATCACCGATTTCGACTATGTTGCATATCTGTACAGCATCGATCGTATGAACCTTAATGAGGAGCTTGCTAAGGCAATTATGATTGGTGACGGTCGTGATGATGGTGCAGAGGATAAAATCTTCCCAGAGCATATCAGACCAATCTGGCTTGATGACGATCTTTACACAATTCACGTAGACCTTGATATTACGGCTATGAAGGCTGAACTTCAGGGAACAAATACCGGGGCAAACTTTGGTGATAACTATGTGTACGCTGAGGCAATGGTACAAACAATACTTTATGCAAGAGAGAATTATAAGGGAACTGGCACACCGGACTTATATTGCACACCTCATATGACAAACGTGATGCTCCTTGCAAGGGATATGAACGGTAGAAGAATTTACTCTTCTAAGGCTGAGCTCGCTACAGCATTAAATGTTGGTGGTATCTATACAGCTGAGCAGTTTGCTAATAAGACCAGAAAGACTTCTGATAATAAGATAAAGAAGCTTATTGGTATTATCGTAAATCTTCAGGATTACTCTCTTGGAGCAACAAAGGGTGGAGAGATTACACACTTTACACAGTTTGATATCGACTTTAACCAGGAGAAATCGCTTCTTGAGACACGCTGCTCTGGAGCTCTTACAAGAGTCTACTCTGCAATTGTTATTGAAGAAGATGTAACAGATACTAAGGGTCAGCAGACTGGCGGTTTAGCAGGCTAAGCTAGATCGTAGAAAGGAAATTTCAAAATGAGTAAATTTTTTGGAACAATTGGTTATTCCATATCAGAAGAAACAGCTCCCGGGGTATGGATGGACAATATTGTAGAGCATAACCATTATGGTGATGTTAATAGGAGTAAGGCTCAGCACGAAACTGGAACATCACTTAATGACAATCTCAATATTTCAAATGAGTTTAGTATTATTGCTGATCCATTTGCTTATGAGAATTTCCAGAATATGCGATATATCGTATTTATGGGAGCTAAGTGGAAAATTACGAGCGTAGAAGTTCAGTATCCACGATTAATTCTGACAGTTGGAGGTGTTTACAATGAGCAGACGACTTAAACTGCATAGTATTCTTTGCGGCATATTAGATTGCCCAGAGAGAGGAAAAGAATGTCGAGCTTATTTTCAGCCGCCAGCATCTGTTAGTATGAAATACCCTGCCATTGTGTATGCCCTTAATGGAAAAGATAAGAGGCACGCCGATGACAGGGTTTATTTGTCTTCAAATCGTTATTCGGTGACAGTTATAGACAGTAATCCAGATAGCGACATAGTAGACAAAGTATCTGAGTTACCAATGTGCAGGTTCAATACAGCCTATACCAAGGATAACTTGAATCATACAGTATATGAAATTTATTATTAGGAGGAAATCAACATGTCAAAACTTACATGGGATAATGAAGGTGAGCGATTATTTGAAACTGGTGTCAGTGAAGTCGCTCTTTACCCATTTCAGACAAATGGGTACACAAAGGGTGTTGCTTGGAATGGTGTAAGTTCTATTACAGACAGTCCTGGAGGAGCAGAGTCAAATAAGATTTATGCAGATAACATCGAGTATCTCAATCTTATGTCTGCTGAAACAGCTGGAGGAACTATCGAAGCATACATGGCTCCGGATGAGTTTGCAGAATGTGATGGTTCTGTAGAGGTTGCGCCGGGAGTATATGCAGGTCAGCAGAACCGTAAGAAGTTCGGTCTTGCATATAAGACTATTCTCGGAAACGATACAGAGTCAAATGACCATGGCTATAAGCTTCACTTAGTATGGGGTTGTCTTGCTTCTCCATCAGAGAAACAAAATTCATCTGTAAATGAGAGTCCAGAGCCATTGGCTATGTCTTGGGAATATAGCGCAACACCTGTTAAAGTTACTGCGGCTGTTAAGGGCAAGAAGCTTAAAGCAACAGCAACAATGGCATTCGATTCAACAAAGGTAGATGCCACAAAGCTTCAGAAGCTGGAAGGTATTCTTTATGGAACAGATAGTTCTGGATCTACAGAGCCAAGGCTTCCAATGCCTGATGAAATCATTTCCATGATGACAACAGAAGGTTAATTAAATATTCAGTCTATGCGACGTATTCAGTTCGGCTGGCGTCGCTTTTTATTTGAAAGGAGAAATTCAAAATGCATAAAGAAACTATTACTTACGTTGACTTCAACGGGACAGAAAGAACAGAAGACCACTATTTTAATCTCAGCAAAACAGAGATTACGGAGTTAGAAGTAAGTATGCCTGGTGGTCTTGCTGAGTATCTTATGGGAATTGTAAATGCCAAGAATGTTCCGGAAATTATGGCTTCATTCAAGAAGATTATCTTATCCGCATACGGCATCAAGTCGGCAGATGGAAGAAGGCTTGAAAAAGGAGAAGAAATCAGCAAAGCATTCACAGAATCACCGGCATATGACGTGCTGTTTCAGAGATTATTCTTATCTGGAGATGTTAATGCTGCTTCTGATTTTATCAATGCAATCATTCCTCAGATTAAGGATGATGCAGCACAGTCAGCAGCAGAGAATAAGAATTTAACAGTTGTTTCGGGAACGGCACAGTAAATTCCATTTGGGAGGTGTACAGATGCTTAATATCGTAATACCTTCAGTTGAATTATGGGATGAAAAGAATGAACAGTTCATCCATACAAAGGAACGAAAATTACAGTTAGAGCATTCTCTGGTTTCAGTTGCTAAATGGGAAGCTAAGTGGAATAAGCCTTTTATAAACAAGAAAGAGAAAACCACCGCAGAGATTATCGACTATGTGCGATGTATGACCATTACACAAAATGTACCAGATGATTGCTACAACTATTTAACAATAGCAAACATAGAAGAAGTGAACAGGTATATTGCGTTACCAATGACTGCTACTTGGTTCACTGAAACAAAAAAGAAAATAACAACAAATCGAGAGCAGATTACAGCGGAACTTATTTATTACTGGATGATTAGTTTCAATATTCCTATGGAATGTCAGAAATGGCATTTGAATAGATTGCTTACTTTGATAAGGGTATTCAACGAGAAGAATCAACCTAAAAAGAAAATGAGTCAGCAGGAACTATATCGTCAGCACGCTGCAATAAACGCTGCAAATAGAAAGAGATTTCATTCAAAAGGATAGGAGGACGAAATACTATGGGACTTAATGGTATTGATATCAGCGGTTGGCAGGAAGGTATTGATTTATCTGCTGTTGCCGCTGATTTTGTAATTATGAAAGCTACTCAGGGTACTGGATTTGTCAGCAAAGATTTTGTTAGACAGTATCAGCAGGCAAAAGAAAATGGAAAGCTTGTCGGATGTTATCACTATGCCGAGGGAGGCGATTATGTTGCAGAGGCAAACCATTTCCTTGATGTTGTTGGAAATCGCGTGGGAGAAGCTATTCTTTGTCTTGATTGGGAAGGACAGGATAATCCAACATTTGGTGAGAACGATTTCGATTGGGTTAAAGGATTCTGTGATTATGTATTCTCTAAGACTGGTGTAAAACCACTTGTCTATATTCAGAAGAGTGCTATGGAAAGAATTGACGGTATTGGTGATTACGGACTATGGATTGCGCAGTATCCAGATTACACACCAACTGGATACCAGGAGACACCTTGGAATGAGGGGGCTTATGCGTGTGCTATTAGACAGTATAGTTCAGTTGGTCAGATTAGCGGATATAACGGAAATCTTGACCTCGATAAGTTTTATGGTGATGCTGACTCTTGGAGAGCATATGCAGCTATAAACGGAGAGAATGTGTCACCAGAGCCAACACCTCAGCCAGTAGTTAATACTCCAGATGGTTCCACTCTTGAATTAGTTGAAAGAACTATGAGTGGCGAATTTGGAGACGGAGATGACAGAAGAGCTAATCTTGGAACACGATACGATGAAGTACAGAGTTTCATTAACCATATTTATGAAGCTTCTGCCAATGATTTGGCAAATGAAGTTCTTTCTGGAAAATACGGTAATGGTGATACAAGAAAGGCTGTTTTAGGAGACCGTTATTCGGAGGTACAGGGAATTGTAAATGGTGAAGCAGAAAAGAAATACTACACAATTCAGTCTGGTGATGTGTTATCAAAAATCGCCGCTGCTAATGGTACTACGGTTGACAATCTTGTACGTCTTAATGGCATTGGCAATCCGAATCTGATTTATGCAGGTACGAAGATTAGAGTTAAGTAGGGGTAAATACATATGATCAGTTTCAGACAAAAGGGCGACTTCCACAAGCTTACCAGATATCTGGAAAGAGTGAAAGAAGTAGCACAGATAGGCGACCTTGATAAGTATGGTCGTCAAGGTGTGGCAGCCCTTGCGTCTGCTACGCCGAGAAATACTGGAAAAACTGCAAATTCGTGGAATTACGAAATCAAGCAGGAGAAGGGTTCAGTATCTATTAGATTTTATAATACAAATATTCAAAATGGAGTTCCAATTGCAATTATCTTGCAGTATGGACATGGAACTCGTAACGGAGGCTGGGTACAGGGTCGAGATTATATCAATCCTGCTATTCAGCCTATTTTTGACGAAATTGTCAAGTCGGCGTGGAAGGAGGTTACAAGTCTATGAGTACAACTGTTGATCAAAGAGTCGTTGAAATGCGATTTGACAATAAGCAGTTTGAAAATAATATTCAGACAAGCTTATCTTCTATAGACAAACTTAAAAAGAGCTTGAATATGGATGGAGCAACAAAAGGACTTGAAAGTGTTGAAAAAGCCTCTGGTAAGATAAATCTTTCTGGATTATCAAATGCTGTTGAAACCGTTAATGCTAAATTCTCAGCATTAGAGGTTATGGCTATTACGGCATTGGCAAATATTACAAATTCGGCAGTAAATGCAGGTAAAAGTATTGTATCGGCACTAACTATCGATCCAATCAAAACAGGATTTCAAGAATATGAAACGCAGATTAATGCAGTTCAGACAATCTTAGCAAATACTTCATCAAAGGGTACTACCCTTGACCAGGTTAATAATGCATTAGATGAGTTAAATCGTTATTCAGATAAGACCATTTATAATTTTACGGAGATGACACGTAATATTGGTACCTTTACAGCGGCGGGTGTTGATTTGGATACCTCTGTTTCTGCAATTAAAGGTATTGCCAACCTTGCCGCTGTATCAGGATCAAATTCACAGCAGGCAAGTACAGCAATGTATCAGTTATCACAGGCATTAGCGGCAGGAACAGTAAAATTACAGGATTGGAACTCAGTCGTAAATGCTGGTATGGGTGGTCAGGTATTCCAGGATGCTTTAAAAGAAACAGCAAGAGTGCATGGAATAGCTATTGACGACATGATTAAAGATGAAGGGTCGTTCAGAGAAACTTTACAGAAAGGCTGGTTGACATCTGACATTTTAACGGAGACATTATCTAAGTTTACAGGTGACTTGAATGAGGAACAGCTCAGAACTATGGGTTACTCAGAAGAGCAGATAGCATCAATAATCAAAATGGGGCAGACTGCCAATGATGCCGCTACAAAGGTAAAGACATTTTCTCAGTTATTTGACACATTGAAAGAAGCAGCACAGTCTGGATGGACTCAGAGCTGGGAAATTATCGTTGGTAACTTCGATGAAGCAAAAGAATTACTCACAGAGATGAGTAATACATTCAGTGCAATTATAAATTCATCAGCAGATGCTAGAAATAGTATGTTACAGGGTTGGAAAGACTTGGGAGGAAGAACAGCGCTTATAGAAGCAGCAAGAAATGCTTTTGAGGGTGTGCTTAGTATTATTAAGCCTGTGAAAGAAGCATTCCGCGAAATCTTCCCGCCAATGACTGCGCAACAATTATACAATATTACAGATGCGTTAAAAAATTTGACAGCACATTTGAAACTCAGCGATACGAATTCGGAAAATTTGAAAAGAACATTCAAGGGTTTGTTTGCAGTAATTGACATTGTTAAGCAGGCATTCGTAGCAGTTGCAAAAGGAGTAGGCTCTCTATTAGGAGGGACTGGTGATTTAGCCGGTTCTATTTTATCTGTAACAGCTCGTTTCGGAGATTGGCTTGTAAAACTTGATGAAACTATCAAGAAAACAGACATATTTAATATCGCTATACAGACAGTGATTAAATGCATAAAAACAGGTGTGGCAGTAGCAACAGATTTAATTGATAAGGCGGTTGATGCGGTCACAAGATTCGCAAATGCTATAAAGCAAAAGTATGATACTGGTGGATTTGCAGTTATTCATTCTGTTCTGGAAAGAGTACATGCAAGAATGTCAGAAGTTGGAGAAGCTGCTGACGGAATGCGAAGCGGTGTTGAAATTGCAATCGGTGCAATGGGTAAGGCACTTGAAAATTCTAAGTTTTTACAAGTACTCCAGGCATTATGGGATGGGGTAAAGACTATTGGAACTGGTATTGCAAAAGCAATGAAGACTCTTGCAAGTGGATTTGTAGAAGACATTAGCGATATCAATTTCTCAAGTGTGTTCGATGTTCTCAGCGGAATTTCATTAGCTGGAATTGCGGTTGGAATCAATAAATTCCTTAAAGGAATAACAGATGCTGTGAGTGATGTTACGAAACTAACAGACCAAATCAAGGGGATTCTTGACAGTGTTAGAGGTTGCTTTGAAGCATATCAGACACAATTGAAAGCGGGAACTTTGATTAAGATTGCCAGTGCAATCGCAATTCTTACTGGCGCGATTGTTGTGCTTTCACTTATTGACTCTGCAAAATTAGCATCAGCTATTACCGCATTAACAGGATTATTTGCAGAACTTATGGCATCTATGGCTATCTTTACAAAGATAAGCGGCGATCTTAAGAAAGCAACAAAGACAGTTACAATTATGTTGGGATTATCAGTTTCGGTGCTAATTCTTGCATCAGCATTGAAAAAGATTGCATCTTTGAGTTGGAATGAGATAGCTAAAGGGCTTACCGGTATTACAGTAATTTCTGGCGTATTGGCAGGAGTTGCAAAAGTTATTTCAAAAGATGAAAAGACAATTGCAAAAGGGGCGTTTAATCTTATATTCCTGGCAACAGCTGTTAAGATATTAGCATCCGCTTGCAAAGATATATCGCAACTTAGTTGGGGAGAACTTGGCAAGGGACTTACTGGAGTAGGTGTCCTAATGGCAGAAATAGCTTTATTCTTGAATACGGCTAAATTTAGTGGAAAAGCAGTATCAACAGCAACGGGAATTCTTGTGCTATCAGCTGCTATAAAAGTATTAGCATCCGCTTGCAAAGATTTTGGTTCTATGCAGTGGAGTGAGATTGGAAAAGGTCTTACAAGTATTGGTATATTACTCGCAGAGATTGCAACATTTACAAATCTTACAGGCAATGCTAAACATGTTATATCTACTGGTATTGCATTAATCGCTATTGCAGGCGCAATGAAAATTATGGCATCGGCTGTAGAAGATTTTGGTTCTATGCAGTGGGATGAAATTGGCAGAGGACTGACCGTTATGGCAGGGGCATTGGCAGAGATTACATTAGCTGTCAATTTAATGCCTAAAAATATGGTATCAACAGGTGTTGGACTTATTGCCGTTGCCGGAGCACTTACAATATTGTCAAATGTTCTAAGTACAATGGGAAATTTCACATGGGAAGAGATTGGCAAAGGTCTTGTTACTATGGGAGGAGCGTTAGCGGAATTATCGATAGCGTTAAATCTTATGAACGGAACATTAGCTGGTTCAGCAGCATTACTCATTGCAAGTGCTTCGTTAGCGGTGTTGGCACCAGTTCTGAGTATACTTGGTGCTATGAGTTGGGAAGCAATAGCAAAAGGTTTGGTTTCTTTGGCAGGAGCATTTGCAATTATAGGTGTAGCTGGTGCTGTATTATCACCGATTATTCCAAGTATTTTAGCGTTAGCAGGGGCATTTACACTTATAGGTGTCGGAGTTGCTGCGACAGGAGCAGGTTTATTAGCTGCTGGACTTGGACTACAGGCACTTGCTATTGGATTTACTGCGGTAGCAGCAGCTGGAACAGCAGGAGCGACAGCACTTGTAGCAGCATTGGCAGTCATCATTACAGGCGTGGCAGATTTGATTCCGGCAGTATTGGTCAAATTGGCAGAGGGAATTGCTCAGTTCTGCGTTGCATTAGCAGGAGCAGCGCCACAAATTTTAGAGTCGCTGGTCATTATTATTACGGCTTGTCTGACGGCGATATCAAATGTTGTACCACAACTGGTCGAAGTTCTCGTAACATTGTTGGTTACAACTCTTCAAACTTTGGCTGAGCATACGCCAGAAATTGTACAGGCTGTGTTCGATATTCTGATTGCATGTCTACAAGGAATTGCAGATAATATCGGAATGGTGGTTCAAACTGCTATAGATATTGTGCTGAACTTTATCGACGGAATAGCACAAAAATTACCAGATGTGATTCAATCTGGTGTTAATTTGTTGTTGAGCTTTATTGAGGGAATAACAAGTGCTATTGACAATAATTCAGCAAGATTAGCAAATGATATAAGAAATTTATTTTTAGCATTGTTGAGAGCAGCGGTTCTTGTACTTACAGGTGGAATTGTTGACATTAAAGCCGTAGGATCTAAAATAATGAATTCAGGGCTTATTCAAGGTATTAAAGATAAACTGTCTCATCTCAAAGAAACCGTACGAGATTTGATATCAAATGCGAAACAGGTTATTGAAGATAAAATTGATTCCTTTAAAAGTATCGGTAAACATCTTATTAGTGGATTTATCGGTGGTATTAAAGATAAAGCTTCTGACTTAGCAAACTCTGCACTTAGTGCAGTTAAAGGCGCTGTAAATGGTGTAAAGAGTTTCTTGGGCATTCATTCCCCTTCAAAGTTGTTTGCTCAATTTGGTAGATACACTGATGAAGGATTTATCAATGGCGTGAAGGCTTATGCCGGAAAAGTATCCGATGCTACTGTTGATATGGGAAAAGGTGCCGTCGGAGCAATGTCTGACACACTTTCAACCATTGCAGATTTGGTTGATTCGGATATTGATTCGGAACCAACTATAAGACCGGTGATGGATCTGTCAAATATTCAAAATGGTGCTAATCAGTTGTTTAGTATGATGAAGAGCGTTGATGGATATTCATTATCTGGTTCATTAGATATTGCCAATAGAACTGGCAGTCGTATTAATGAAGTAAGAAGTAAAACAACTGATAACTCTAGTGTATTAGATAAGATTTCGGATGCAGTTGGAAACTTTAATGGCGGAAATTCATTCGAAAATACATTTAATATCACAGGAAGTAATCCTAAAGAGATTGCCGAAGAAGTATCAAACATTATTCAGAGACAAGTTGAAAGGAGGGATGCTTCATGGGCGTAATTATTTACAATGGTGTTTCATCAGAAGAATTCGCTATCCAAGTGGAGCATCCGCCTGGATATGAAACTCCGGAAAAAGACTATGAAATTACACATATTCCTGGAAGAAACGGGGATATTTATGTCGATAAAGGGTCATATAAGAACGTATCAAGAAGTTATGATATAGCTGTTGGTGCTGAAAATAAGGATTTTACAATGATGGCAAATTTTATTTCGGAGTGGCTTAACTCTGCGTCTGGATATGCTAAGTTGGAAGATTCTTATGAGCCGGAATATTATCGGCTTGCTGCTTATAAGAGTGGAGGGACAATTGAAAACATATTACAGCACGCTGGGCGTATTACAGTCGCATTTGATTGTAAACCTCAGCGCTTTCTTAAATCTGGAGATATTCCAGTAATTGTTAGAACAACGAGCAAATTAAGAAATCCAACAGGATTCAAATCGCTTCCTATTATAAAAGTGAACGGTTCTGGAAAGGGCAATCTGAGAATTGGTGACTATGTTATCACTATTTCGAACATTAGCTCGTATCTGACTATCGATAGTGAATTACAGGATGCTTATAAAGGTACTACAAATTGCAATTCACTTGTAACGTTGAGCAACGGATTTCCGAAGCTTATAAAAGGCGAAAACGAAATTTCTTTTTCTGGTGGAATAACAAGTGTGGAGGTGATACCTAAATGGTGGACACTATGATTACTCTTCATGAGTCTACAGAAATGTCATTCACAACGAATGGATTAGGTGCATTAAGTGATGCCATTACTTGCGAAGTTACTGAAGAAAGAAATGGTGAGTTCGAACTTGAAATGGAATATCCTGTCACAGGTATCAGATATAAGGAATTACAGCTTAGGCGTATCATTATGGCAAAGCCAAATCCTTATTCTGACCCACAACCATTCCGAATCTATGCAATCACAAAGCCAATTAATGGAATTGTTACAATAAATGCAGAACATATAAGTTACGATATGTCTGGATACCCAGTATCAGCATTTGCAGCCGACACAGTTCAAAATGCATTTATTAATATGAAATCCGCATCAGCGGTTGATTGTCCGTTTTCATTTTCAACGGACAAAATTACAACTGCAAATATGACAGTTCTCAAACCATCGAGTATGCGTTCACTACTTGGAGGTGTTGATGGTTCAATTCTTGATGTGTATGGAGGAGAGTATGAGTTCGATAAGTTCAACGTAAAACTTTGGAATAAAAGAGGCGCGGATAGAGGCGTTAGCATTAGATATGGTAAGAATCTTACTGATTTGAAACAGGAAGAGAATTGCAGTTCTGTCTATACAGGCGTTTATCCGTTCTGGTATTCTGAGCAGGAAGGTCTTGTGCAGTTAAATGAGAAGATTGTAAAAGCATCTGGTACATATAACTTTACAAGGATTTATCCACTGGATTTATCGCAGGAATGGCAGGAAAAACCAAGTCAAGAGCAGCTTAGAACAAGAGCTAATTCTTATATGAAAGCAAACAATATAGGAGTACCAGCTGTATCATTGACTGTATCATTTGCACAGTTATCACAATCTTCTGAGTATGCTAAATATGCACTTTTGGAAGATGTGCATCTTTGTGATACAGTAGGTGTTGAATTTCCAAAGTTAAATGTTAGCGCTACAGCAAAGTGTATAAAAACTATATATGATGCAATTAGTAATAAGTATGCGTCAATTGAACTTGGCGAATCAAGAACAAATCTCGCATCAACTATTTCTGATCAAAAGCAGGCAATTTCTGATACCATTACCAAAACATTTATGCAACAGGCTATTGAGAATGCTACGCAGTTAATTAGTGGCGGTCTTGGTGGATTTGTGATTATGCATAGCAGTACTGGTGGAAAGTATCCGGATGAAATTCTTATTATGGATACGGATGACATTGCTACTGCGAAGAAGGTATGGCGTTGGAATAAAGGTGGATTGGGATATTCTTCAACAGGATATAATGGTCCATTTGCTTTAGCTATGACACAGGATGGTCAGATTGTAGCAGATTTCGTTAAAACTGGAACTATGAGTGCAAATCGCATAAATGGAGGCACTTTAATTCTTGGTGGAAGAAACAACTCAAATGGTACAGCGCTTATAAAAGACGCAGATGGAAATGTTCTTATTCGACTTGATAGGGATGGAATAACATTGTCGGAAGATGTTCAGATTTCTTATGAAAATATTTCAGACGCTCCGTCAATTCCAACTAAAGTATCAGAACTTACGAATGATAGTAAATATACAACTATGTCGGATGTTGAAAAGAAAGGGTATCAGACAAAGGCTAATGTGACCAAAATCACTAAGGATACAGTTACAACAACATATGTAAATGCTTTGGATATAACTGCTAAACAGGTTAATTGTAAATCTGGTAGTAAAGAAGCTAATATTAATGCCGGAGCATCACATTATAAATATTCAGATGAGTATATAGGCGAAATAGGTACAAACGGTTGGACTGGCGATGACAATCGTAGAGGATTGGTATTTGACCTTGACGAGAATGGCGACTACATGACATGGGCTGCACAGCCTAAAAGTGGTCAAAATTATTTAGTTAAACTTTTATATGAAAGAAATGGCTATAATTCAAATGGTGTAACCTATGATGCCGATACTATAAATTTAGGATGCGACATTGATATGCATTACTATAAACTCAAGAATGTATCTTGGGAAAATGGTGGTGGAATAACCGGAACTATGAGATTTGTTCAAGTAGGTGGAATGAATAGCGATGGAACCGTTTCAAATTGGAGCAATAACGCATATTTACAATTTGAGAGAGGCGTTTTAATTAAAGCTGGTTGGTATGATTATTAGGAGGTTTTATGGAAGAAAATATTACAGAAGTTAAAGATAAGAACCTCGTATTAATCGAGGCTGATAATGAGGCATCTAAGCCTGATAAAGGCAAAGATGTTATGCAAGATAATTCCGAGCAAGAACAACTTCGCTCTGATGTTGAATTTTTATCAATGATGACTGGCGTTGATTTAGGGGGTGATTAAAAATGGGTGTATACACACCAGACTCAAATAGAGTTGTACATTATACATACGCTGATATGACAGCTCGTCAGATTGTACGTCCGGTTCATCTTGTGCAGTATGATCAGGGATTACCGATTATTGCGGTAAAATTATATAATGACGGACTTGAATATACGATACCTACGAATGCAACTGTTAATATCCGATGCGGTAAGGTTGATGGTAATTTTGTATATAATCCTGCATTAGGATGGGATTCAGCTATGCATACGGTTTACTTTGAAGTTACAAAGCAGATGACCGCACTGGCAGGAGAAATAAATCCTATTGTGGAGATTGAGTTAAACAACAAGATTGTATCCAGTGGGGCTATTGCCGTGCAGATCGATTTCAACCCTGTACAGGAACAGAGCATAAGGTCAACGACAGAATACCTCACTGCTAAGCAATATGCAGAACAGGCAGTTGATGCAGCAGCAAAAGCAGCAAGTTCTGCAAGCCAGGCATCTGGATATGCTAGCACAGCAAATTCAAGAGCAAGTGCAGCAGCATCATCAGCTTCAGGTGCGGCTAGCTCTGCAAGTGCAGCTAATACGAGTGCAGCGAATGCGAAAAGCTATGCTGATTCAGCCGCTTCATCGAAAAACGCTGCGGCATCGTCGGCTTCTAACGCATCAGCATCAGCAACAAATGCCAAAAAGTCTGAAACAGCGGCAGCGAACTCAGCATCTTTAGCGCAGGCAGCATATGAAGAAATTCTTGGAGCAGATGTCGGCAAATTTGGTTCACAGCTTGCTAATGAACATTCTGTATTACAACCAATTTATGACTCATCTGGACAGAATATATGTGATTCAAGCGGAAGAGAAATACAGGGGCGTATAATATTTGCTGATGAGAGCGAAGTTGTATCATTACGACAACAGGTATCTCATTTAGATACTTTTATAAGAAGTGTTATCAGTAGATTGGGATATGTAACAGACCATGCACTGTTAGACAGTGACTACAAAGGGCTTTAGAGAAATCTGAGGCTCTTTATTATTTTTTAAGGAGGATTAAAGAAAATGCCTAAAGTAACGGATTATTCCGCAGCAACCAGATTTGATAGCGGAGATGTAATTATTAAAGATGGTACTGGCGGAACAAAGAAAATGACAGCAGCAAATGCAGCAGTAGAGTTTGCCGGGCTTGTATCAGCGATTAATCATCGCAATGTATATAGAGGAAAGAACCTCGGCTCATCAGTTACAGCAGCCCAGAAGGCAGCTATTCAAAATGGAACTTTTGATGATCTGTTTATCGGAGATTATTGGGTAATTGGCGGTGTGACCTGGGTTATTGCAGATATGGATTACTTTCTTAGATGCGGTGATACAGATTTCACAAAGCATCATCTTGTTATTGTTCCTGCGTCATCACTTTACAATGGTCAGATGAATGCGACTAATACAACAGAGGGCGGATATGTAGGCTCTGTAATGTATAAAACAGGATTGGATAATGCGAAAGCAAAATTTAAAGCAGCATTTGGAAGTATGCTTCTTACACATAGAACTTATCTCGTAAATGCAGTTGCAAATGGAAAGCCATCCGGAGGAGCATGGTTCGATGAAACAGTCGCTCTTATGTCAGAGGTTATGGTATATGGTACACATTATTTCGAGCCCGCAAATGACGGAACGACAGTTCCTACAAAATATAGTGTTTGCAATTCACAGCTGGCACTTATGTCACTTAACCCAAGAATGATCAAGACAAGAGAAACTTATTGGCTACAGAACGTCGTTTCTGCGGCTTGTTTCGCTCGTGTGGACTACGATGGCGTTACGGGCTGCAACGGCGCTTCGTACTCTATTGGGGTTCGTCCGTATGGAATCATTGGTTAAGTAAAAATCTCCGCCCCTTGTGGGCGGGGTAATCTATAGGAAAGGATAAGTATATGGAAGATTTAATTTATACTATGGTGCTGTCTGATGGCACTATCATTGAAAATCTTAGAAAAAATGGTGATAACTATATTTCAGCGTCTAAGCTTACAGCGGATATGTTTGATGGAAAATTATCAGAAGTAACAGTAAAAACTTCTGAAGATGAAATGGTTATGGAAAATATGGATCTTGTCCAGATTACTGAGATGAATGGCGAATACTGGTTTGTATTACGTCAGTTCTCAGCTACTGAACTGGCTATGGCTAAAATGTCTTCTAATATTGACTTCTTAGCTATGATGCAGGATGTAGAACTGTAAATTAGAAAGAGAGGAATAACAATATGGAACATAGTAAAAACTTTAAAAAGGTTAAAGACTATTATGATGATAAGCTCTGGGATGAGCGTAGAGTACGCTTAGCAGTTGGTCGCTGGATTACCGCAGAAGAGTATAAGGAAATTACAGGGAAAGATTATGAATAATGAGTGTTTTAGTTAGTGATCGTACAGAATCAAAATTTGAAGCTATCACATATTCAATTGAATTACATGATATGCTGATAGATTTTATGCAACATGGATTCGGTGTTAAAAGTGTAGATGATTATGTAAGACTTCGCTATGCATACGGAAAAGATGATAGAGAGAACTTTTCTAAGTATCGTTTTATGATGCAAAATTTTAAAAACAGAGTAGATCAACTAGCAGCACTGATTACGAATAATGTCCGGGCAGCCAACACGATTTATCCAACGAATCTTCACGAGTGTGAAATGAGAAGAGATTATCAAAACACCGCTATAGTCAATTGTGAGCAGCTTCTTAAGGAACTGCAACGGATTGCAGAGATATTTGAAGTAGACTTAAATCTCTACAGTCCATATGTTAAAGCTATCGACCGAGAAATCGGATTGATAAAGAAGTGGCGTCAGCGTGACAAGAAGATGGAATCATATTTCAGATGTAAGGGTGATGTCTAATTATGCGTCGTTTCTGCGGCTTATTTCGCTAATGTGAACAACAATGGCAATACGAACTACAACAACGCTTCGAACTCTAATGGGGTTCGTCCGGATTCTTCACTTAACCAATGAAGAAGGAGATATCATACCGTTCCTTATAAACAGGATAAATAGCAAAGCCTGAAACAATTTACTACGGTAAGTATTGTTATAACGGTGAATAGTATATGAATTATGAGGAAATTGTATGCGATGCCAATAATTTGTATCGGGCTTATAAGACCTCTGTAAAAAGTAGCAAATGGAAAGAAACCACACAGAAGTTTATGATGAACTTTCTGCGTTATATTTTTGAAATCCAGGATGACATTATCAACAGGACTCTCAAAAACGGTCTCACACAAGAGTTTACTTTACACGAAAGAGGTCGAGTAAGACCGATTACAAGTATACAAATCCGTGATAGAATTGTTCGCCATGTTCTATGTGATGATATTCTTTTACCAGAAGTTAAAAAGCACATAATATATGATAATTGTGCATCAATTAAAGGGAGAGGTATATCTCAGCAGAGAAAGCGATTTGAAATACATTTACACAAGTATTACAAGTTACATGAAAATGACGGATGGATTTTATTTGGAGACTTCTCAAAATTTTATGACAATATAATTCACGAAATTGCAAAACAAGAACTTCTTAAGTTATTTGACGATGATGAATTTATCGATTGGCTTTTAACATTGATATTTGATGGGTTCAAAGTCGATGTGTCGTATATGTCTGACGAAGAATATGAAAATTGCTATTCAGATTTATTTAACAAGCTTGAATATCGGCATATACCGTCTGAAAAATTAACTGGTGAGAAGTGGATGGCTAAATCTGTAAATATTGGAGACCAGCTATCACAGGTAATTGGAATATATTATCCTCATAGGATTGATACATATGTGAAATATGTCCGACAACAGAAATTTTACGGACGATATATGGATGATTGGTATATCATGAATCCAAGTAAAGAAGAACTTGAAGATTTGCTATCATGTATCATAGAAATTGCGAAAGAATATGGAATTCATATCAATAGGAAGAAAACTCATATTGTTAAAATTTCAAGTACATATAAATTTCTTCAAATAAAATATACATTAACAAAAGATGGAAAGGTTATTAAGAGAATTAATCCTAAAAGAGTTACTACAATGCGTAGAAAACTCAAGAAACTTTCACTAAAAGTAATAAATGGCGAAATAGAATACGAGAGTATTGAGAATATGTTTCGTGGTTGGATGGGAGCACACTATAAACTTCTATCAAAGCAACAAAGAAAAAATCTAATACAGCTGTATGAAGAATTATTTAATAAGAAGATTTCGGTAATTAGTAGAAAACTTATCGTGTCTGATGCATCTTCATTAGCCGCATAAAAAGGAGGAATTATGGAACCTTGGTTTCAAATCATAATTACAATTTTTAGTTCGGTACTTGCGTCTTCTGGATTATGGGCGTATTTATCAAAACGAACAGAAAATAAAGATGTAAAGACAGAGATGCTTATTGGATTAGCACACGATAGGATTGTGTATCTCGGTATGTTATACATCGAGAGAGGGTGTATTACCCAGGAAGAATATGAAAATTTGAAAGTATATCTTTTTGAACCATATGAAAAATTGGGAGGTAACGGCTCTGCTAAAAGAATTATGCAGGAGGTCGATAAACTTCCAATACATAAATTTATTCAAAATAAGGAGGATGAACACGATGAACATGATGAAACTTAATGACAAGACTTACAACACACTGAAATGGATTGCAATGTATTTGCTTCCAGCGGCTGGTACTTTATATTTTGCTCTTGCAGGTATTTGGGGACTCCCATATGGTGAGCAGGTTGTTGGTACGATTACAGCTGTTGACACATTCCTTGGAGTTATTCTTGGAATTAGCACAGCACAGTATAACAAGGCGAACAAAGTAGAGTAGTATTAGTATTGGTTAAGAGGGCGTGTGAATAGCATTCCCTCTTAATTTTTCCGTACGTAGGTTACTGGTAAAAAGATTATGATTACCTCAAGAATGGAGGTGATTGTATGAAAGATAAACTTTTATTATCTATAAAGGAGACATCAGATTTATTTGGTATAGGTCAGCATAGATTAAGGGATATAATCCGTGAAGATTATGATTGTAAATATCATTTAATGGTTGGTCGTGTTATAAAGATAAAAAGACAATCATTTGAAGAATTTATAAGCAAAGTAGAGCAGATATAAAATATCGACAAGGTGCCCTGAATGTGATATTATTATTTAGTATTCATTCGAGGCACTTTTTAATGGAGGGCTGAGAATATGGCAAATAAAACTACATCTGAAAAGAACAAACCGACAAGAAAAACGTTGAGGGCGGATGAATACTATAACCCAAAAACGAAAAGGTATGAGTATCATTATAAAGATGCTCTTGGAAAGGAAAGGGTGGTAAGTTCCTATAGACTCGAACCTACGGATCAATTACCAAAAGGTAAACGTTCAGGTAAAAGTTTACGTGAAAAGGAGGCAGAATTAAAAGTACAGTTAGAAAATAATATCGACATAGATGGGGCTAAACTGACATTACTAGAAGTAATAGATAGATATCTTAACCATCTATATAATAGGAAAGAACTAGCTCATAATACTAAGGCTGGGTATAGCACAACCGTAAAAACATTAGCGCAGTATAAACTTGGTCATATGGAAATAGGTAAAATTAAACCGGAACATTGCGAAGAATGGCTTTCTGATATGAAGAAAAAACATCGAGGCTCAAGCATCCAGTCTCAAATTAGTCTAATAAAAAGATCATTTGAATATGCAATTGATTATGATTACATAGTGAAAAATCCATTCAGACGTATTACTACCGATAGAAGCGACAGTAAAAAAATGGAAGCAATACCAATTCCTGATATGCAGCGATTTCTTGATTTTTGTTCAAAGGACGCTCATAGCGCTCATTGTTATGACATGATATATGTATTGTTTTGGACTGGGTTAAGAGCATCTGAGTTATGCGGTCTAACACTTGATAATATAGATATGGAAAATCATTTAATTCGAGTAGAAAAACAACTGCAATGTATCAATCATACGCATGTTGTCTTACCGACGAAAACCATAAACGGCACAAGGTATATTCCTATGACCGATGGTGTATATGAATGTTTTCAGAGAATATTGAAAAATCGTTATATTATGGGTGATATTGAACCAGTGTGCTATGACGAAAAGGGCAAAGCATATGAAGGATTTGTATTTCTGGCAACAAGAAGTAGAAAGACAATTGTTAGATCACATGTCGAAGAATACTTGCAAAATTGTATCAAGAGATTCAATAATGCAAATCCTGACAATCCTATACGAAAATTTGAACCACATATATGTCGGCATACATTTGCTACGAATATGCAGGGATTACCACCAAAAACACTACAATATATTTTAGGGCATGGGAACATAACTACCACTATGAATAACTATGTAAGTGTGAGACCGAGTGAGCAGCAACTTGTAGAGATTAACTCGCTTGCAAGCTCAATAAATGATAATTAG